CCTGAACGTCGCCGGCGCCGACCTGCTGCAAGCCGAAGTGACCCTGATCATCCACATGTAGGAGACCCCGCCATGTCCATCGACACCATCGACACCCCGCCCGAGGTGAGCCTCACCGCTGCCGGCGACCCGACCCCGCCGACCGCCAACCCGCTGATCCTGAACGACGCCTATTTCGAGCTCGGTGGCGTGAACCTCCGCTGCTTAGTGCAGCATTTGGAGGTATCACCGGAGAACAAACCGGTCACGATTACCTCCTTTTGCGCCGAAACGGACTACCCGGGAGTGACAAAATGGCATCTCCGGGTTACCTTCTATCAGAGTTTCGATGTGGGGGCGGTGTTCGCCACGCTGCAAGCTGCCTACAACAGCTACGTCGCCAACGGGACGACCGTGAACTTCAAGGCCCGGCCGTACTCGTCCCGGGTCGCGTCGGCGAACAATCCGATCATCTCCGGGCAGGCCATACCGCAGCCGTTCGACTATCTGATAGGCGACGCCGGGGCGGCCAGCACCGTCCCCATAGACTGGAACCTCACCTCCTTCCCGACCGTCGACACCGGGGCGGTCACCGCCGTCGGGGCGACCGCCGGCTCCCCCGGGTTCTACACCCCGTCGGGGGCGTCGACGCCGGCGAACCTGGCCGCCCTCACCGGGATCACCGCCACCCCGGCGACGGCGTGGGCGGTCGGCCAGTATGTGATCACCGCCGACCTGCTCGCCAACCACTGGTCCGGGTCGGCGTGGGTGGCCGGGAAGGCCTGACATGGCGCAGCAGGCGCAGGCGTCGATCGTCGGCATAAAGGCGCTCATGCGCGACGTGGACAAGCAGTGCAAGGACGAGCGGTCCCTGCTGTTCGCGGCCATGAAGAAAGCCGGGTATGCGGCGGTGGCGCCGATCGTGCCGGCCGTGCGCGGCGCCCTCCCGCACTCCGACGCGCCGGGCGGCCACTGGCACCGCCCGGGCGCCCTGTCGACCTCGGTGCGGGCCTCGGCGTACCGGTCGGGGGCGGCCGTGCGGATGGGCTCGAAGGCCGTGAGCTACGCCGGCTGGGTCGACTTCGGCGGCCGTCGCAGCCGCCCGCATCTGACGGAACGGCCGTACGTGCAGAACGGCCGGTACCTCTTCCCGGCCGCCCGAGCCCACGCGGCGCGCGCCGCCGAGGAGTACGTCAAGGCGATCAACGACACGTTCGGGAAGACGGCCGTGTGGACCAACGCCACCGCCACCCCGGAGGCCGTCCATGACTGACGACGCCCTCCCCGACCTGATGGCCGGCGCCGATCTCGGCCCGCTGCCCGACATGATCGAGGTGACCCAATCGTTCATCGCCCGGCTGCCGTCGCAGCGGATCATCGACCTGTTGAAACGGCTGGAGCCGGACATGAAGTTCGGGGAGCTGATGGAGGATCAGCCGCCCCGCATGATCGCCTTCCGGGCGCTCCTGCGGGACCATCCGCGCCGGGACCCGGCCAGCCTGTGGCTCCACGCCTACGACGTGGAGGTGGCCATCGCCCCGGCCGACCCTTTCTCGCCGAACGGGCAGACGGCGTCGCCAGCCTCTGCGCCTACTATCACCTGACCCCGACGGCCGTGGACGACCTTGACGACGAGATCTTCGCGGCGATGATCCGGCACATGCAACGGGAGGCGGCCGCCATCGCGGCCGCCAACGCCAAGCTCCCGAGGCGCTAGATGGCCGGCCCGTCGATCGTCGTCCGGGTCCTCGGCGACCTCACCGGCCTGGCCAAGTCGATCGTCGACGCCGGCGCCAAGGGGGCGGCCGCCGCCAAGGGCCTCCACGAGACGTTCTCGACGACCCTGAACGCCCTGAACCAGACGGGCGTCCTCGGCCCGTTCGGCGCCGCCCTGGACGGCATCGACACCGCCTTAGACCAGGTGGCCAAGCATGCCAAGGAGGTCGGCCCGGCGCTGATCGGCGCTGGTGGCGCCCTCGCCGGCATCGGCGTCGGCCTGTCCGCGGTCGGCTCCGCCGATCAGGCCGCCCACCAGCAGCTGCAGGCGTCGGTGGCCGCCACCGGCAAGTCGTATGACGACTACTCGAAGCAGGTCGACCAGGCGGTCAAGCATCAGGAGAAGTTTGGGAACACCGCCGCCCAGACCGACGACGCCCTCCGGGTCCTGACCCAGGCGACCGGCGACCCGGCGAAGGCGTTGGGCCTGCTGAACACCGCCTCCGACCTGGCGGCCGCCAAGCATGAATCCCTGGGCACGGCCGCCACCCAGGTCGGCAAGGTCTACAACGGCAACACCAAGCTGCTGAAGGAGTACGGCATCCAGGTCGGCAAGACGACCACGGCCACGCAAAGCCATTCGGCGGTCACGCAACTGTCGGCCAAGGTCCAGGGTCAGGCGGCCGCGGCGTCGGACACGTTCGGCGGGAAGATGCGCGAGCTGAAGGCGAAGGTGGAGGACACGGCCGCCAGCCTCGGCCAGAAGTACGGGCCGGCCATCACCGCCGCCGGCGCCGGCATGACCATCTTCGGCGGGCTGGTGTCGGCCGCCCCGGGCGCCTTGAAAGCGTTACAGGGCGCGGCCGAGGGTGTCCAGAAAGGCTTCAAGTTGCTCACCGGCGCCACCGAGGCCATGTCGGCCGCCGAGGACGCCGCCGCGGTGTCGGAGGGGGCCGCCCTGTGGCCGCTCCTCCTCATCGCGGTGGCCGTCGCCGCCCTGGTCGCCGTCGGCTACCTGCTGTACAAGAACTGGGACAAGATCTGGGCGTTCATCAAGAAGATCATCAAAGACGTCTGGGACTGGATCAAGAACAACTGGCCGTACCTGCTTGGCATTCTCCTCGGCCCGGTCGCCCTGGCGGCGGCCCTCATCTACAAGCATTGGCAGGACATCTGGGACGGCATCAAGAAGGTCTGGAACTGGCTGCAAACCGAATGGGCGAAGGTCTACGGCTTCCTGAAGCAGCCCGTCGAGGACGCCATCAACTGGATCGTCGGCGCCTGGAAGGCGGTTACCGACGCCGTCACCACCGTCATCAACTGGATACAACAACAGTTCGACAACATGGTGAATTGGTTCTCGCAACTGCCCGGCAAGATCGCCAATGTCGTGTCGAACCTGTGGCACGGCATCACCGACGGCGTGACCACCGCCATCAACTGGGTCGGCCAGCAGTGGGACGGCCTGATCAACACCATCTCCGGGCTGCCCGGCCGGATCGCCAACGCCGCGTCGGGCATGTGGGACGGGATCACCGCCGCCTTCCGGGGGGCGGTCAACGCGCTGATCGACATTTGGAACGGCCTGCATTTCACGCTGCCGGCGATCAACTTCGGCCCGATCCATCTCGGCGGCGAGACCATCGGCGTCCCGTCCATCCCGCATCTCGCCCAGGGCGGGCTGATCACCGGCTCCGGGCTGGTCTACGCCCACGCCGGCGAGGCGATCACCCCGATCGACGCCATCCCCCGCGGCCCGGCGGTGGTCATCAACGACGCCCACTTCGCCACCGAGCTCGACGTCGACGCCTTCCTCCGCCGGGCCGCCTGGATCGTCCAAACGAGAGGCATCTGACATGGCCGGCTGCGTACGGACCGCCTGGCTCGACCTGTACGGCGACGGCACCGTCACCATGCCATTGGAGAACCCGGCCGGCGGCTGGTTCTGCTCGTCCCTGGATCTCGGCTACCCGGCATCCCGGGAGGTGACCGCTAACCGCCCCGACCAGGACGGCGTCGACGACCGCACCCGCTACATGGGCGGCCGGGTCGTGTCCGCCAATATCAGCGCCCTGGCCGGCGCCGGCGCCCGTATCGACGACGTGGCCGACAACTTCGGCCCGTACATGATCCCGTCCGCCCGGCCCGTCCTGCACTATGTCCTCGACCGGCCCGGCGCGGCCGAGCGGACCCTGACGTTACGAGGCTCCGGGTACGCCTGGGCGGTCGCCGGCGCCTACCAGCGCGACATTCAGCTGCAGTGGCTGGCCGCCGACCCGGTCGCCCGCGACCCGGCCACCCATGTGGTCACGGCCTGGATGGGGTCGCCGGGGGCGGCCGGCCGGACCTACCCGCTGACCTTCAACCGGGCCTACCCGCCGGCGGGTGGGGCGCCGATCACCGGGATCATCTCCAGCCCCGGCGACATCGCCGTCCGGCCGCTCCTGCGGATCTACGGGCCGGTCACGGCCCCCGACATCCGCCTCGTCCCATCTGTCGGCCCGGCCTACGACGTGCGCTTCGTCGCCGGGTTCACCGTCGCCGGCGGCGACTGGGTCGACGTCGACACGGCCAACAAGACCGCCTACATCCGCGGCGACCCGACCCGCAACGCCGTCACCTCGATCGACTGGGTGAACACCACCTGGCCGGTCCTGCCAGTCGCCCCCGCCCAGACCACCATGAACATGACCGGGTCGGGGGCGTCGTCGGTCACCCAGGTGCAGGCCATCTGGAACGACGGGTACCTCACATGACCGCCCCCGGCCGGCCGGGCGGCTACCCGATCCCCGCCGGGCGCGGCCGGTGGCGGCTCACCCTGCACCGCCGGACGTTCACCGTCCCCGGCGAGACCTGGACCCAGACGATCATCGCCGAACTCGGCGCCGCCAGAGGCCGCCAGCTCGACCAGACGTGGGACGCGGCCGCCCAGCTGACCTTCACCGTCGACGGTCACGACCCGGCCGCCGCCACCGTCGCCGAATTGCAGCACGACGTGTGCGCCTGGCGGTGGGATGACCGGACCGGCGCCGATGTGTGCGTCTTCCGGGGGGTGGTCGACCATTCCGAGGATCAGATCACCGAGCAGTCCCACACCGTCACCTTCGTCGCCCATGACTATCTGGCCATGATCGGCCGGCGGTTCCTGCTCGACTCCACCCAGGTGATCTTCACCGCCGTCGACGCCGACGCCCTGGCGGCCACGTTCGTCGCCCGGGCGAACGGGGCGGCCCTCGGGTTCACGCCCGGCTCGAACCTGCCGGTCGGCGTCGTCATCGTCGACGCCTCCGGCGCCACCCGCGCCCGCTCCGGGGTGCTGCGCGACCGGACGTACACGGGCGGCACGAACCTCGGGACCGCCCTCGACGATCTCGCCAAGGTCATCGGCGGGTTCGACTACGACATCATCCCCGAGGCGCAGGCGGCCGACACGCTCACCGCCGTCGACCCGACCGGCGCCCTCCACCAGCTCGGCCCGGGCCTTGACGCCGTGCGGATCTTCTACCCCGCCCAGGGCGTCACCCGGAATGACCTGGCGCTGGTGTACGGCTCGACGGTGTCGACGGTCACCCGGACGGTCGCCTCCGCCGACTACGCCAACTACATCCGGGTGTTCGGGAACAACGCCAGCGCCGACCCGACGGCCGCCCAGCTGATCAGCACCGCCTCGAACAGCGACGCCTCCGCCGCCGCCGTCGGGTACTGGCCGAACGCCGACAACGCCGCCGACGTCGTCCTGGCCGCCACGCTCGACCAGCAGGCCGCCGGCGATCTCGCCCTGTCCGGCATCCTCATGCCGACGTACACCCTCGGCCTGCGCCCCGGCGCCTACAGCTGGGGCTACCCGCGGATGGGTGACAGCGTGCCGCTGATCATCGCCTCCGGCCGGCTGAACGTGAACAGCGCCGCCCGGGTCCTCGGCATCAGCTACGCCATCTCCGACGACGGCGGCGAGGACGTCACCCTCACCGTCGGCCGGCCGTTGCAGACGCTGGCGAAGCTGTTCACCGGCTCCCGCAAGGATGTCAACGCCCTGGCCCGCAGATAAGGACCCGCACCATGACCCGCTACACCCCCCTGTGGTTACAGCAAGGCTCCTACGCCGCCTCCGTCGACCGGCGCCTCGTCGGCGCCCTCTGGCCCGCCCCGGCGTCGGCCGGCTGCGCCGTCACGGCAGCGTCGGGGATGGCCGTCAACGTCGCCGCCGGCCAGGTGGCCGTCCCGTCGCAGAACAGCACCGGCTCCACGCTGTGCACCAGCGACGCCGTCGAGCCGGTCACCATCACGGCCGCCCCCGGATCCGGGACGAACCGGATCGACGTGATCATCTGCCAGCCGCGCGGCAACGACCTCGACGGCGGGACCAACAATGATTTCCTGTTCACGGTGGTGACCGGCACCCCGGCCGCCAGTCCGACGGTGCCGGCCACCCCGGCCGGGGCGGTCGCCCTCGCCCAGATCCTCGTCCCGGGCGGGTCCGCCAACGTCATCGCCGGGAACATCACCGACGTCCGCCCCGGCAATCTGCTGGTCCCCGCGGCGGTGCCGAACAGCTACCCGCGGGGATTCATCAACGCCAACACCGGCCCGGCCGGCACGACCAACTTCAGTGGCATCGCCTCGGCGGTGGCCATCAACTCGGCCGTCGTCGCCGGCCGGCGGTATGTGATCACCGCCGGCATCAACGGGCAGATCGTCACCGCCGCCGCCGGCGTCGTGATCCGCATCCGCGACGACGTCGGCGTCGACACGTTCCTGTGGAACGGCACCGGGGTCACCATGCCGGTCGCGGCGGCGCTGATCGCCAACGGCACCGCCCTGTTCACCGCCGGCACCACCAAGCTGGCCACGTTCAGCCTGATGGTCAACGTCGCCACCGGCACCGGCGCCTACCAGGTGGGCGCCAACGGCGGGTACATCTTCGTCGAGGACATCGGCACCGGATGAGGAGACACCATTGACCACCACCCAGACCATCGTCCTGCTCGTCGAGGTCGGCGTCATCGCCGCCTACGCCCTCCTCCGGATCATCGGCATCCGAACGTGACGGTCTGCCCGTTCGCCACCTGGAAGCCGATCGTGGGTAACCACGGCGGGGCCATGGCCGGCCATCTCGGCCTGATCCTCCACGTCCAGCAGGGCAACAACAGCCTGTCCGGCTGGTTCAACAACCCGGCCGCCGGGGCGAGCTCCACCTGGTGGGTGTCGAAATCCGGGGCGCTCGAGCAGTACGTCGACGCCGACGTCGAAGCCTGGGCGCAGGGGGCCGGGAACGCCACCTACAACAGCGTGGAGACCGAAGGGTACGTCGAGGAGCCGCTGACCGACGCCGCCGAGGCCATGCTGGCCCGGCTGTACGCCTGGGGGGCTGACACCTACGCCTGGGCCGACCGCCTCGCCGAGGCGCCCGGCGCCCACGGCTTCGGCTGGCACGGCATGGGCGGCGCCGCCTGGGGCGGCCATGTCGCCTGCCCCGGCGATCTCCGCAAGGACCGCCGCCAGCCCATCCTCGACACCGCCTTCGCCTCGTCGGCGCCGACACCCCCCGAGCTCCCGGAGGTTTCCGACATGATCGCCCCGCCCTGCGTGTTCAACATGGACGACGGCTCCCAGCAGGTCTTCTACGTCGACGGCGGCGGCCGGCTCCGCCACCACTACTGGCAGGCCGGCCGGGCCTGGGTCGGCGAGTCCCTCTCCGCCGGCTGGGACCCCGACTCCGGCCTGGCCGCCGCCCGGAACGATCAGGGCACCTGGCAGGTGTGGGGCGTCCTCGCCGACGGCGACAACGTCCAGTGCTACTGGTCGGGCCGGGCCTGGGTCACCCAACCCCTCTGAGCCGATGCCGTGGCGGATCAAGCGGATCTGGGCGCTCACCCTGCTCGGCGTGGCCGCCCTCAGCCTGGCGGTCATCGTGCTCGTCTTGAACCGGGACACCTCGACCGATCTGCTGGCCGTCCTCGGCCTGATCGGCGGGGTCGCCATCATCGTGACGACCCTGCCGGTCAACGGCGACGGCAAGCCCTGACCAGCCGGCGGGTCGTGCTGGCCGTGTGGCTGGCCATCGCCGTCGCCTCGACGCTGCTGGCCTTCACCCTCGGGATCGCCCTGGCCTTGTGGGCCTAAGCCGACCGGTTGAGGGCGGCTCGCAGGGCGTCGTCGTCGCCGGCGCGGAGGTACCGGTCGGTGGTGGCCACGTTGCGATGCCCGAGGAGGCGCTGCACCATCTTCACGTCGCGGCTCTCGTCGTAGAGGTTGGTGGCGGCCGTGTGCCGCAGGGCGTGGGCGGACACCCCGTCATACGCCTCGGCCTTCAAGCCGGCGGCGGCCAGCCAGCCCGACACCCGCCGCGACAACCGGTTCGCCGACCAGCCGACGACCGGCCCGGCGCTGCGGGCCCCGACGTGGGCGGCCAGCAGCCCGGCGACGTCGTCGGCGACGGGCAGGCGGCGATGGTCGTCGTTCTTGCCCCACACGTCGAGGTGACTGCCGTCCCAGTCGGCGACGGCCAGCCGGGACACTTCCACGCAGCGCAACCCCTGGCGGGCCATGAGCGCCACGATCAGCCTGGCTTGGGTGTCGGGCAGGACGAGGCGCAGCCGGGCCATCTGGGCGGCGCTCAGCGCCCGGTCCCGGCCTCTCGGCTCGTGCACCCGCCCGGCGGAGCGGCACGGGTCGACGTCGAGGAGGTCCCATTCGATCGCCCACCGGCAGAACACCTTGACGGTGGACAGGTACGCCCGGCGGCTGGCGGGCCGCTGGCCGCCGACGAGGGCCTGCCAGGCGCGGATGTGGTCACGGTCGAGATCGGCGATGTCGACGCCTTCGCAGATGGCGGCGAGGCGGCCGAGCCGCCAGCCGAGCTGACGGGCGGATCGGGCGCCGATCTCGCCCCGATCTTGGCGGTCGTTGACGTAGGTGGCGACGGCTTCGGACACCAGCATGTGGTTCCTCCCGAGCTTGGGCCGCCACCCGGCGGCGGATGCTAGGTCGCGTCTACCGTTCGGTAATTGCCCCCGCTCACGGCCGCTAGAGACTGTCGCAGCCGGGGCGTACCGTGTCGCGGTAGGTCGAGCGGGGATCGCTCCCGAACGTGACGCGTGCGCCTCGGCGCCCGAACGTAAGGGAGACCCCCAGTGCCACGAGATCGAAGGGGAAACCAGGCGCGGCGAGAGGTGAAACGCCGCATCGAGCTGCTCGACGCCGGCTTCGCCTTGCCGCGCGGACCGGACGTCCGGTCGCTGCTGCGACTCCTGGCCCTGATCCACGACGACGCGACGGTCACCGTCGAGGACCTCCTCGACCGGGTCGAGCTACACGCGAAGCACACCACGGCGACCCGACTGGTCGATCCGGAGAGATGGCGGTCATGGTGATCCAACTGCAGCCGCATCTGTTCGACCCCGCCCCGTTCGACGAGTCGAGTGTCGGCCAACTGCTCCGGATAACCCGAAGACTCCAGTACCGCACCCAATACCTGCAGTCTTGGCAGTGGGCTCGCCGGCGGATCGAGTTCCTGGACCGTCACCCTGACTGCGAGGTGTGCGGCCGGCGCGCGACCGACGTCCACCACACGAGCTACGACCATGTTGGCGACGAGTCCGACGACGAGCTGATGCCGTTATGCCGGCGCCATCATGACGAGGCGCACCCTCGGACCGGCCGGCGCCGGGATCGTCGCCACCCCGGTCCGTCCGGGCCCGGACGGTAGTGCTCATGCCGCCACCCCGGGATACCATCTGGTAGACGGCACCGGTAGCCGACCGCCGGTCATGAGCCACACGTAGTCGACGGCGGTCCGCTCGGCGATCTGGCGGCAGACGAGCGGATAGTCACGCGGCCGGTTACGGCCGGCCTCCCAGTTACGCCACTTCTGATCGTCGAGGCCGCAGTGCTCGGCGGTGCGCTTGACGTTCCAGCCGCCGAGATGCTGGCGGATCAGGGCGAGGCGGGCGCCGAAGGTGTCCTCAGGAATCCAGGGTTTGACAGGTCGAGCCATCACCCCACATTCTACCACATTATCCACAGTGTCCACAAGAGGGTGTGGATGATCGTCGATACGGGGTGGATTAGCGGGTGTTGCGGTCATTAGTTAGGAATAGCATAGACTTGTGAACCTTATGGCTGATGAACTGTTGACCGCCGGCGAGGCGGCCGTGCTGTTGAACCTGAGCGACGAGACCTTGAGGCGTTGGGCCAAGACCGGGCGGGTCCGGTATGTGCGCCTGCCGTCGGATCAGATCCGCTTCCGGCGCCGGGACATCCTGGCGATCCTCAAGCCGGTCGAGCCGACGGCGTCATGACCGTCGCCCCGGATCTGCGGGAGTCCGAGGCCGGCTTCATGGCGGTGATCCGCGATTACGCCCGGCTGAACGGCTGGCGGACCTATCACACCGGCCGGTCGGACGGCTCCGACCCGGGCTGGCCGGACCTGGCGTTGTGCCGCCCGCCGCGGTTCGTGGTGGCCGAGGTGAAATCATCATGGGGCCGGCTGACCGTCGACCAGCAGGGGTGGCTGGCCGATCTGCGCCGCTCCGGCGTCGCGGCGTATCTGTGGCGGCCGGCGGACTGGCCGACGATTCTCCAGGTCCTGGCCCGATGACCCCTAACGCCGACCTGGAGGCACTTATCAGAGAGTCCATCGAGGACGCCTTCAGGTGGTACAGCGAGGACATCGACAAGGACGGGCTTATGGTTTACGTCACCAGGAACCTTCTTGCTGACCTAAAGCAAGCTGGCTACACGGTGTCCCGTAACGACAGTGGTGCCACATGACCCAGAACGCCGACTCGGGGCGCGTTATGAAGTTCGCCTACGCCGACCCGCCGTACCTCGGATCATGCGCCCTCTGCAAACACAATCACCCTGACGGGCGATGCTGGGATGAAATCGAATCCTGGTGCCGGCTCCTCGACGAACTGCACACCTACTACGACGGCTGGGCGCTGTCGTGCGCGACGTCGAACCTGCGCGCCATCTACCCGATGTGCCCGCTAAAGGCCAGGATCGCCGCATGGTGCCGACCACAACCGCCCGGTCGCCTCAACATTTTCCCTACTCCCTCGTGGGAACCAGTGATCGTTGTCGTCGGCCGCAAGAAACGATCTAAAGGCGTCGACCGGGTCGTCGATCACCTCGTCTTGCAGCCTGACGTCGGGTTCCTTGCACCCTGGGGCGAACCCGGCAACAAACCGCCAGGGTTCGCCCGGTGGGTATTCCGCATGATGGGCGCCGAGCCGGGCGACAAGTTCGACGACCTGTTCCCCGGTTCTGGCGCGGTGACCCGGGCGTGGGACGCCTACGCCGCGCAAGGGGCGCTGGCCCTGTCCCCTAACGACAGGTCGGGGACAGCATGACCGCCCCCGAGATCGTGCGGACGGACCGGCGGTGGGAGGCGCTGGCCGAGAAGATCGCCCCCGGCGCCAGCCGCCTCGACCTGGACTATCTGGGCGAGATCTGCCAGCGGACCGGGCTGTCGCCGTTCACCAGCCCCCCCGAGATCGTGCTGATCGGCCGGCGCGACAAGCGGGCGGGCGGCCGGGTCGTGTACCGCCCGCAGGTGACCATCGACGGCCGCCTCGCCCTGGCCATGCGCTCCGGGCGGATCGTCGGCCTCGAAGGGCCGCACTTCACCGGCGCCCGCGAGGACTGGACCGACAGTCACGGCCAGAGGATCTGGACGGATATGTGGGACGCCAAGGAGGAAGGTGAGTACCCGCGCGCCGCCCGCTACCTGGTCCACGTGGCCGGCTGGACGATCCCGGTGAACGGCACCGCCCCCTGGATCGAATTTTGCCAACGCGACCACGACGGCAAGCTGCTCGACCTGTGGCGGCAGATGCCGACCACCATGCTGGCGAAGACGGCCCTGTCGCTCGGGTTGCGCCGAGCGGGCGTCGAGAGCCTCCCCGCCGATGTGGCCGTCGGCTACGAGGGCGACCCTGGCACCGCCGACATCTCCGATTCGGAGGTCCCGGAGGCGGTCTACGACGCCCTGCCCGAGTCGCGCGGCGCCCTGGCGGACGAGGATCAGCCGACCCGGTACGACCCGCCCGACGACGATCCGGGCCGGCCGTTCACCGACGACCCGGATCCGGGCGCCCGGTTCGTGGAGTGACCCGCCGGGAGCTGCTCGACCGGCTGGAGATGTTGAACGCCGCCTTGGACCGGCATCGGGCCGACCCGCTGGTCACGCTGGCGGAGGGGAAGGCGATGCGGGTGTCGGCGCTGCGGCAAGCGGTGTACGCCACCGGCGACCAGGTGGCGAAGCTGGCCGAGGCGGAGGCGTGGTGATGAAGATCACCGAGGCTTACGCCGCGCTGGGCGATCCGGATGGGACGTCATCAGACGACCTATCAGCGGTCGACGAGGGCGATCGCGGCGGACATGAAAGTCTCCGAGAGCACGGCCCGCCGGGCGCTCCGCAGGCTTGTGGATAAGGGCAAGGTGATATCCACCACACTGCCGGGTCAAGCCCCCATCTGGTCGCTGGCACCCCTGTCAGAGTTACAGGGGGGGGCTGTCACAGTGACCGTAACCCCTGTCACCCAGGGGGGGACTAAAGGCAGTTATAGGCAGGTAAACCATGGTGGCGAAGCTCGCCGCAGCAAGGCTGCAGCTTCGCCACCTGTGGAGAACCTGCGCCCGCACACGAGCGACGGCGTCGACTTCGCCCCCGGCTCGGGTCGCCTGCCGAACTGGTCGAAAGGTGAGACCTGATGGCCTGCCGCCGCTGCGACGGCCACGGCCTGGTCGAGATAGACGTCGCCGACGGCGCCTCCGCCGGGTTCACGTACCGCTGCGGCTGCCCCGCCGGCGACCGGTACGACAAGAAGTTCCCGCTGGCCCCGCCCGAGCTGCGGGTCGTGCCCGACCCGGTCAACCGGCTCACCAAGGCCGACCGGCGGGCCTGGCTCGCCGACCTGAAAGACAGCATCACCCGCCACCCCGCCAACCGGAAGGACCGCCCATGACTCTCTTCGACCAGGACGCCGGATCGTCTACCGCCGGCGCCGACAGTAGGCGTCCATCGTCGGCGCCGGCGGGGAAAGGCGACCACGCCGAGCAGCTCGGCACGCTGCGGATCCTCCTCGAAACCGCCCGGGCCTGCGCCGCCGTCCTCCCCGGCACGACCACCATCGTCGACACCCTCACCGACCTGCTCGAAGAGGTCGAGTTCCTCGCTGCCCTCGTCGACGCCGAAAGATCCGACACACAGAAAGAGAGCACATAAACCCATGCCCGAAATCCAGTTGAAGCGGTTGGCCCGCTCGATGGCCGAGATACCGATCGAGGGGACCGCGCCGCTCATCCAGAACCGCTTCGCCGAGAAGGCGAAGCAGATGATGCTTGACCGTCAGCAGGGTAACGCCATCGAACGCGAGCCGAAGAACCCCGACCAGCTGTTCCACGACGCCCAATACCGCCTGCCCGGCGACCGGTACGGCCACCCAGCCGTCGCCTTCAAATCGGCGATCGTCGGCGGCGCCCGCTTCTACAAAGGGTCGAAGATCACCATGACCGGCCTGAAGGTCGCCCTGTTCGTCAAAGGCGAAGGCTCCGACATGCTCGTCGAGATCGACGGGATCCCGAAGATGCGCGAAGACCCCGTCCGAAACGCCAACGGCGTCGCCGACCTGCGCTACCGGCCCGTCTACTGGCCGTGGACCGCGACCCTGCAGGTCGTGTACATCCGCTCCCAATTCAGCCTCGACTCGCTCATCGCCCTCGTCGACGCCGGCGGGAATGTCGGCGTCGGCGAATGGCGCCCCGAGTTCGGCACCTTCCAAGTCGCCGACGACGCCGACGCCAAGGAGATCCAGCTGTGACCGACCTGCAGCCGACCACCAAGATCGAGATCATCGCCACCTCGCTCCGCAGCGTCTGGGAGGACACCGGCCGCCTCGTCCCCGAAGAAGTCGTCGAACTCGCCACCGCCCCAACCCACCCGCTGCACACCTTCTTCGAATGGGACGACAACGAGGCCGCCCACCGCTGGCGGGTCTGGCAAGCCGGGCAGCTCATCCGCTCCGTGAAGATCCTCGTCACCGCCTCCACCAACGGCGACACCGAGGAGTTCAAGATCCGCGAATGGGTGCCGGCCCGCACCGTCGGCGCCGGCCGCGGCTCCTACCTCCCCGAAGAGCTGATCCGCCAAAACCCCGACCAGAAAGCACGGCTCCTCCGCCAGATGCGCCGCGAACTCGCCGGCGTCGAACGCCGCTACAAGCACCAAGACTTCTACTACCGCGAACTCGCCCGCATGGCCGAAGCCGCCGCCCCCGCCGACGACGACGACGAGACCAGCGGATAACCCCAAACATGACACGGCACGGCACGGCAGGCGTGGTCCGGCTAGGCACGTCGAGGCGCCGGCAGGGCAAGGCTGGTCGCGGTCCGGTCTGGCAGGTCCCGGCCTGGCCCGTCAGGGCTTCGGTGCGGTGCGGCTTAGGCCCGGCAACGCACGGCAGGCACGGTCAGGCAAGGTACGACACGGTCGGGCACGTCGGGGTTCGGCGAATGGCACGGCAGGCCCGGTCCGGTACGGTCCGGTGTGGCCGGGCACGGCATCGGCGAGGGTGTGGCCGGGTATGGCACGGCACGGCAGGCATGGCCGTACCATCGTGGTGATGGCTGGCCATGACCCACGCCTCAAGACGCTGGCATGGCAGCGTCTGCGCCTGCTGATCCTGGACCGAGATGGGTGGCAGTGTCAGGTGCATGGCTCCATGTGCACACACCACGCCTCTGTCGTTGATCACATCACCGCCCGTGCTGATGGTGGCGACTGCTGGGATCCGGCCAACCTGCGGGCCGCGTGCGTGCAGTGCAACAGTCGGGGCGGCTCGACCAGGACGAACGCACGCACGCACGCGCAGGCCACCCGGTGGGGGTACCGGCCGGGGGGGCTGGCGGACCCCGACACCCGGTTCTGATGGCCCCCCCCGTTTTTTCAACAGGGGCTGCGCCCAGATCCCGATCGAACCGATTTTTGTGCCTTATGAGCCGGGTCCGGTCGGGTCCGGGGCGATCCGGGCGGGCTGGTGAGTGAACGCCGCCGGCTGGGCCGGGTCGAGGCCGGATTGGAGTCCGAGCTTCTGGAACGGGCCGATATCCGCAAGACCGAACGGGCCGCCCTGCGCGTCCAGGCCCACGCCGTCGACTTGGCCGAGGCGTCCGGCGACCCGGAGATCATGACCCATGCCAACGACGGCTATCTCCGGCTCCGGGCCGCCGCCGGGCTCACCACCGGCGGGGCTAAGCCCGTCGACGCCTTCGACGAGATCCTGGCCAGCCTGGCTCGACCCGCCGCCGACGCTGGCCACGTCCCGGACGGCTGACCGGCTCACGTTCGGCCCGGCCGTCGCCAAGCTGGCGGCCGTGTGCGGCAAGCCGCTCATGCCGTGGCAGCGCTACGTCGCCGATGTCGCCCTGGAGGTCGACGACGACGGCCGGTTCTGCTTCAGGCAGGTGATCGTCACCGTCCCTCGCCAGAGTGGCAAGACGACCCTGTTCGGCGGGGTGTTAGACCATCGGGCGCTGATCATCCCGCGCGGACGGTGCTGGTTCACGCAGCAGTCCGGCAAGCACGCCGTCGACTGGCTGATCAACGAGCATTGGCCGCTCCTCGCCCCGTTCGTCCCGAAGGTCCATCTTCGCCGGGCGGCCGGGTCGGAGCACATCAAATGGCTCCCGTCCGGCGGGCTGATCCGCCCGTTCCCGCCGACGCCGGACGGGCTGCACTCCAAGGTGTCCGATCTCGTCGTGATGGACGAGCCGTGGGCCTTCGATCTGGTCCGGGGCACCCAGCTTGACCAGGCGGTCGTGCCGACGCAGGCGACCCGGCCGAACGCCCAGGTGTGGAAGGTGTCGACCGCCGGCGACGCCACCTCCACTTGGTGGCTCGGCACCGTCGAGGCCGGCCGGGCCGCGGCCACCGCCGACCGGCGGGAAGGGGTGTGCTATTTCGAGTGGTCCTGCCCGGCGGCCCTCGACCCGTGCGACCCGGTTACATGGCCGGTCTACCATCCCGCCTACGGGCGGACCGTCGGCCCGGAGGCCATCGCCTCCGCCCTGGAGATGCTCGGCCCCGACGAGTTCGCCCGGGCGTACGGGAATATCTGGGTGTCGACCACCGCCCGGGTCATCCCCCTCGCCGCCTGGCGGGCCGCCGCCGACGACGGCCAGCAGCTGCCCGACCCGGGGGGCATGGCCCTCGCCTTCGACGTGGCCGTCGACCGGTCCGACGCCGCCATCGTGGCCGCCTGGCGCGACCCCGCCGGCGTCGCCCATGTCGAGGTCGCCGACCAGCGGCCCGGGGTCGGCTGGCTCGTTCCCCGCCTCGCCGAGCTGACCGCCCGGTGGCAGCCCCGCCGGGTCGCCTACGACGCCGCCGGACCGGCGCTCGACGTCGCCGACGCCGCCAGCCGGGCCGGGCTCACCGTCGACGGCCTGAAGGCCCGGGACTACGCAGCCGCCTGTCTCGGCCTCCTGGAAGCCCTTGTGAGCGACCCGCCCGCCGTCAGGTACCGGCACCACCCGGCGCTCGACGCGGCGGCGAACGACGCCACCAGGCGGGCTCTCGGCGACGCCTGGGCGTGGGGTCGCCGCCAGTCGGCCGGTTCGCTGGCGTCGTTGACGGCGGCGACGGTGGCGGTGTGGGCGTACGATCACGCCTCGCCGGCCGCCGAGTTCCGGATCCTCTGACCTACCGGCAGGTAACATTCGCGGGCGTGACCACCTTGGCGGCGCCCCGCACCACCCCTAACGGCGCCGCCGGCTACCTGCGCTACCCGCTGTACCTGTACCGCGGCGACGACCTGATCCCCGTCAGCTTCGTCCTGTGGCAAGACACCGCCCGCACGGAGCCCGTCGACCTGACCGGGGCGGCCGTCGCCGCCCAGATCCGCGCCAACCCCGACGCTCCCGTCGCCGTCGACCTGACCTGCACCGTCGCCCTGCCGAACGTCATTCACGTATCCCTCTCCGGCGCCCTGTCGGCCACCGCCCCGCCCGGCTCGTGGGATCTGCAGGTCAGCTACCCGTCCGGCCAGGTGACCACCGTCGTCGCCGGCCCGGTGTTCGTCACCCCGGACATCACCCGGCCATGACCACCGTCGACGTCATCGTCGCCCACCAAAACTCGGTCGACGTTGTCACCGGCGGCGCGGGCATCCCCGGACCGCCCGGCCCCGAAGGCCCGCCCGGCCCGACCGGACCGCAAGGCCCGAAAGGTGACACCGGGGCGGCATCGACTGTTCCCGGCCCGCAAGGCCCGACCGGACCGCAAGGCCCGACCGGCACGACCGGCGCCACCGGCCCGGGGGTGGCTACCGGCGGCACGACCGGCCAGGTGTTGGCCAAGAACTCGGCGACGAACTACGACACCGGCTGGATCACCCCCGCCGCTGGCGGCGGTGGCGGCTTTCCGGTCACCGGCACCAAGACGACGCTTGGCGAGAACACCGCCGACGGGTCGCTGACGCTCACCGGCGCCGGGACGGCCACCGGCAAGGTCACGACCGGCAAGGCGCAGCTGGTTCTCGAACAGACCGGCGACACCTACGGAACTTCGCGTCTGCACGTCCAGAACGAGGGCAGCGCGCTCGGCCTGCTGCTCGAGAACGTCGGTATGCAGCTGGCCGATCTCGCCTTCGCCTGTCTGGGCGATATCACCCACGCGGTGGTGGTGCGCGCCGAGGCTCGCAGCGGGTCGAACGCCGATACCAGCAACCCGTCGTCCGGTTACGCCGAGATCCAGATCTACACCGGGATACGGTCGGCCTGGTTCGGTAACAACGCCTGCGGGGTTTCCACCCGGCTGGCCGTCGGCGGCAACCAGGTCGGGCCGGCCTGGTCGGGCGCCGGGCCGATGCTGTTCATCGCCAACGACACCGCCGACCCGACCGCCAACCCGGTCGGCGGCGGTTTCTTGTACGTGTCGGCCGGCGCCCTCAAATATCGGGGCAGCTCCGGCACGGTCACCACCGTCGCGCCGGCCTAAAAGGGAAGATCGTGTCCTACCAGTCGCAGACCCTGCTGGCCAACGATCCGGCGTTTCAGCAGCGGGTCAAAGCGTGCGCGGTGCAGCAGACCAACACCTTCGGGGGCAGCACCGACGCCGGCGAGGCTGAGCTGGCCGCCGCCGTCATCCGCGACCAGTCCGCCCAGCTGTTCAGCCTGTACAACACTTCGGCGGCGTCGCCCGGTTTCGCTGACACCGTCGACCAGGGCGACGGCACCGTCGACTCGACGCTGATCTCCGACCCCGAGATCCTGGCCACGGTGCAGGCGGTGTGGCCGATCGTGGCCGGCGCCTACCGGCCGCCGGCCTGAGATGTCGATGACCTGGTCGCGCAGCCCGGCGCCGTGGACGGTCGGGCGGGTGTCGACGGGGGCGCCGTCGCTGCGGTTCGCGCCGCCGGACGGGACGAACGCCATGGTCGGCCCGTTCGTGTGGGACGCCACCTCCGCCCGGCAGATCCCGGCGGTCGCCCGCTGCCTGCAGATCTACTCCGGGCTCGTCCGGCAGATGAAGCTCGACGCCTACCGCGGCGACGTGAAGCTCCCCCGCCCCCGCCTGCTGGAGCGGCCCGACCCGCTGAACGCCGGGTCGTGGTTCGTGGGCGTGTCGATCGAGGATTACCTCCTGTCCGGCAACGCCGTGTCGCTCATCACCTCCCGCGGCGTGGACGGCTGGCCGTTGAGCGTGCAGTACCTGCCGATCAACTACGTGTACATCGTCTGGGTGCCCGGCCAGGCCATCCCCGATTACTACTTCTACGGGTCGCCGCTGCCGACCGAGGACGTCATCCACGTGAAACGGGGCGCCGACCGGTGGTTCGGCGCGGTGCGCGGCGTCGGGATCGTCGAGGAGGCCATGGGCACCCTCGACCGGGTGGCCATGGAGGAGGTGTACGAGGCGGCCACCCTGGCCGGGTCGGCCGTCCCGTCGGTGGCCATCATCGCCCCGACCGCGGCGCTCACCCAGGACGTCGCCGACGAGGCGGCCGCCTCCTGGGAGGTGAAGTACGGCGGGCCGAACCGCCGGCCGGCCATCCTGCCGAACGGGACGCAGGTGATCCCCCTGGCGTGGAGCCCGAGTGACACGCAGCTGATCGAGGCCCGGCACATGAGCCTCCTCGACACCGCCAATCTCTTCAATCTCGACGGCTACTGGCTGGGCGCCCCGGTGGCCGGCATGACCTACAAGACGGCCACCCCCCAATACCAGCAGGTCCTCCGCACGTCGCTGGAGCCGGTCCTGGCCGACTTCGAGGACATCTGGAGTTACGCCTGGCTGCCGCGCGGTCAGGCCATCCGCTTCGACCGCAACCAGCTGCTCTCCGACGATCTCACCGTCACCTCCACCGCCGCGGTCGCCCTGTACGCCGGGAAGGTCACCACCCTCGACGAATCCCGAGAGCTGATGAACCTGCCGCCCACCGACGAGGACACCGGACCGCCCGCCCCGCCGCCACCGGTCGTCGTCACCCCGCCGGCGGCGGCGCCACCCGACAAACCCGCCCCCGAGGAGCTGCCGGCCGCATGACCGAACCTGAGCTGCGTGACTTCACGACCGTCTGGAGCTTGCGGGACATGCAAACCGCCGGCCGCCACCCGTACCAGTACCTGGAGGGCCGGGCCGTGCCGTACGACGAGTGGACGCCGGTCCGCACCGCCGTCGGCGGCTTCCTGGAGCAGCACCGGCACGGATCGTTCAAACGGTCGACCAGCCCGTCCCGGCCGGCCGGGCAGCGCCTGCCGCTCCTCCTCTTCCACGACAACCGGTCGTTCCCGATCGGCCACGCCGAATCGTGGGCGCATCCCCCGGACGGGCTGCACGGCGTGTGGAAGCTGAACGACTCCGCCGAGGCGCAGCGGGCCGCCCAGGCGGCCAAGGCCGGCGACCTCGTCGGCCTGTCCATCGGGTTCACCGACGCCGCCGCCCCCGCCTGGGCCGACGGCGACCCGTTCTCCGACGACCCCGACGAGCTGCCCCGCGTCACCCGCCTCGAATCCCGGCTGATCGAGGTGTCGATGACGCCGACGCCAGCCTTCGAATCGGCCGGGGTGACCATGGTCCGCTCGGCGTGGCGGCCACCGGCCCGCCCGGAGCGGGACGTGGATCGCTGGCGGCGGATCGCCGACGGGTTACGCTCACCGTTGAACTAGCGACGCACGCGGCCGACCCCGCCCATCCCCCGACCGCCGCCCGGGCTGTTCGCAGCCCCCCGGTGGCCCCGGATGCTGGCCTGTCGGGCAGCCCCGCCAGCTGACCCCGACTCACACGCGGAGGAAGACCGATGAACCCTGTCCTTGACCGGCTGCGCGCCCAGCGAGCCGAGCAGATGGCGGCCATGGACGCCGTCCTGTCCCAGGTGAACGACGACCGTGACCTCGTCGACGCCGAGAAGAGCCTTTTGACGGCCACCCAG